GTGAGAAGATACTTTGGAACCCTCCCAGACTTTCTGGCCACCTCTATGGCATCACAGTTAGATTCTTTATCTTTTATCAATGAAGGATCAACAAAAAGAAAAGAGTTCTTGGCCAAGTTCTTGGACCTGGAGATTTTCGACAAGAAGTTCAAAATGGCTAAGGAAGCTTCTGCGGAGATAAAGGTGTCTTTGAAGCGCCTAGAAGGTATTGATTTTGAAACAAATATTAAGAACATTAAGTCTGAAATCTCAAAGGGAGAATTGTCGATTGAGAGAAACAAAGCTCTTTGCAGCATCTTGAAGGAAGATTTGGAAACCTTGTCGACAGAGTTGAATGATATTCAAAACAAAATAACATCCGTACCTGCAGATGTTATTGATCCAGTCATGACATCACGCGCCATAACAAGCAAGCAGCAAGTTATTTTGCAGATAACTGCAAAGAAGACCGAGGCGCAACAGCTTTTGTTAGAAAATGAGTCAAAGTTTGAAAAGATCGACAGTTTCCTATCAGAATTTGAGGTAGAATCTTACGAGAAAAAGAAAGAACTCATAGATTCAAAATCAACAAAGCTTGATTCATTACTTTTGGAATTGGAAAAGGAGTCAAAGCTGAAAACTACAAACATGGTAAAGCAGGATTTATTATCTCAGGTTCCGTGTGGGTCTCAGTTTCCGAGTTGTAAGTTCATCAAAGATGCTCATCAAGCTGTGAGTCTTATTCAGGTTTCTGAGAGGAAGATGAGTTCTCTCTCGAAAGATATAAACTCATTAGGAGAGGACATTTCGGAATTGGAACCAATGAAGGTTGTCAGTCATTTGGATAAATATAGCCAATTAGTAGAGAAGAGAAATCAAATAGCGACTACCATCGCAAACAGCAAGCTCGTCGTCGAGCGCGCTGACAGCACTCTCTTCAAAGAACAGGTGGAGCTTGACGAATTAAAAGCAAGAGCCACAGAGTATGAAGAAAACAAGGACGCTATCGAGAACTTGAAGCAACTACTTTCAGACCGCGATGAATTAAAGAGCAGCGCTAAGTCTAAAGAATCTGAGTTAGCAGCATGTGACCAAAAGATCATGCAACTTCATAAGAAACATGGATCATCTGAACAGAAGTTGGAATATATGGAAAAACAATTCGCAGAATTTCAAGAACTGGAAGAAGACTTTGCTGCGTACCATCTTTTTATGGTTTGTTGTCATCCGAATGGCGTCTCTTACGAGATCATCAAAGAGAGATTACCTTACATTAATCAAGAGATCTCCAAGATCTTGACCAATATTGTAGATTTTGAGGTGTTTATCTCTAACAACGAGGATAAGCTTGACATCTTTATTAAGCATCCGAGTCATGAACCGCGACCCTTAGAGATGGGTTCAGGCGCCGAGAAGACAATCGCAAGTATGGCTATCCGTCTTGCATTTTTAACTGTGTCCAGTTTGCCTAAGTCCGACCTATTTATACTTGATGAGCCGGGAACTGCTCTCGATGAAGAGAATATGGAAGGCTTTGTCCGTATTTTAGATATGGTCAAGGGGTATTTCAAGACTGTTCTTCTTATCTCACATTTAGACAGTTTAAAGGACTGTGTTGACATGCAGATAAACATTGAGAAAAAGAACGGCTATGCACACGTAAACATATAGGAGGACAAGATGGTGGCAGCATTAAAATCATTCGCAGACAAATATACAGAGAGGTTCATCTCACGCAAGTTTCTTGCTTGGCTGACAGCAACAGGGCTATGCGCATACGGCACAGTGACTAGTGGAGACTGGGTAGCAGTAACATTGGCTTACATTGGAACCCAAGCGCTTGTAGACATGGCAACCCAGTGGAAGCACGGTAAGCAGTAATGTTGCAACTGAAGGTAATCTGGTTCTGGCTCAAGAAGAATTGGAAGGCTACAGCTTTGGCTGTGTGGTCTGTCTTCATTTGGTTTATCTCACGCAAGAATTCTCAAGGCGCTATTGATGCAATGAATGCAAACAAGGAGTCTTATGAAGCTCAGATCAAGTCACTAAAAGATCAACACAAGGTCGAAGTACAAAAAAGAGAAGAACTTCACTTAAAATATCAAGAAACTCTTGTTAGAATAGAAGAAAAATATAAAAAGAAGAAAGAAGAACTTTCGATAATAGAAAAAAAGAAAGTAAAAGAAATAGTAAAGAAAGCAAAGGATAACCCCAATGAGATCAATGATAAACTTGAAAACATGTTTGGTTTTACTTCTGACTCTTAGTTTTTCTACTGTAGCCATTGCAAGCCCCGGGAAGTATGCCCAGTTAGAAAAGGGTACAAGACTACCATGGGATGGCTGGTGCTTCGATGGTCAAGCTATGGCAACGATCGTAGCAGACAAAGAACTGGCAGAAGAGAAATGCAGACTGAGAACCCTTGAGGAGCTTGAGAAACAAAAAGCAGCATTCGACTTGCAGATAGGACAACTTCAGGCAACTCTGGACTACGAAGTGAAAACGAAAGAGACTACAATCCAAGCTCTCAAGAAAGAGAATCTGGAACTAGAAGAAGTTATTATTCACAATAACAAGTTCGGCTGGGTAGGACCATCAGCAATCGGCTTCATCGTCGGAGGCTTAACAATATTTTTAATAACATTATGAAGAAGAAAGACTTAAACGAAATAGCCAAAATAGAAAAGGCGATAAAGGAGAAATACGGAGATGAAGCGATTCAAAACCCTAAAAGACATTGGGACGAGGAAAAGGAGAAGAAATATCTGGAAGACCTCAAAACTTTCCACGAAAGGCCTAGGCGCACAAAGAAAACAAAAGAATTAAAGGGCGCCCTTGTAAAGGAACGAAAATCTTCTCATGGGGTCGACCGCACTTGCCCGGTCTGTGAATCATATTCCTTTTCAGGGCGAGATGATCTTTATATGACAAAGTTCGAATGTTGTTTCGAATGTTATATTCAATACATCGAAGGTCGAGAAGAACGATGGAAATCGGGCTGGAGACCAAACAACTAACTATTTATTATTAGCAAACTATTTATTGCAAGAGGATTTTAAACAATGGCAACAACTTTAGAAATTATTGATTGTATCTCTCAGGTACTAGCAAACACTTATGATGGCGCTCTAGACGAGAGTGGAGAACCAATCAAGATCGGTCTCCGAAGGGAGGAGGGAAACCCACTCATAGATAATAGAGTTATGGACGGCTTCGGCGCATACATCTCTGGTGACCGGCTTCACATTAAGTATCATGCAGAAATTCCACTTAAGGAAGTTCACTCTAACGGATTCGAAAGTGACATGGAGTCTATGGTTGAAAAGGTAAAGTCTTTCATCCAGAAAGAATACAAGAAGATCAAAAAGAACGCGCTCACATTGACAGAGCCAAGTGAAGTAGATGTGCTTGTAGAATACATCTCCAGAATCAGGACAAGTGTGAAGGTCCACAAGTGCTATAGAATCAGTGCAATACCTCATGAATGTGGCGAAAAAGAAACCGACCCAGCCTTTGAAAAGTTCACACAACTCAGCGGCATAAAGTCGTAAGAGGGTTAAATGGCAATAAAGCTAACCAAGCAAGAGATAATGAAGGAGATTGTCCGATGTGGCAAGAAACCTGAATACTTCATTCACACATATGCAAAAATTACCCACCCAATGAAAGGGCTCATACCTTTTCATTTATATCCATTCCAAAAGGATTTGCTAACCGACTTCGAGGATCACCGATTTAATGTGATCTTAAAGGCGCGACAACTTGGTATATCCACTGTCACAGCCGCATATGTAGCTTGGATGATGATGTTCCACCGCGAAAAGAATGTACTTGTAATCGCGACGAAATTTAACACTGCAGCCAACTTGGTAAAGAAAGTAAAGGCGATCATTAAAGCCTTACCAGACTGGCTTTGTATATCCAATGTGGACATAGACAATAGAACTTCTTTTGTTCTATCCAATGGCTCACAGATTAAGGCTTCCTCAACTTCAGGTGATGCTGGTCGCTCAGAAGCGTTGTCGTTGCTTGTTATAGACGAAGCAGCGCACGTAGAAGGCCTCGACGAGTTGTGGATGGGCCTCTACCCTACACTATCGACTGGTGGACGCTGTATCGCACTATCTACGCCCAACGGCGTTGGAAACTGGTTTCACAAAATATACACAGAAGCAGATAACAAGGCGAACGATTTTTTTCCCACAAAACTTCCTTGGGACATGCACCCGGACAGAAACCAAGATTGGTTCGAAAAAGAAACTAGGAACATGTCTAGAAGAGAGATTGCTCAAGAACTTGAGTGTAACTTCAATATGTCTGGAGAGACCGTCTTTGCAGCGGAAGACATGGAAACCTACTTGAATATGTCCTGCCCTCCCAAACATAGGACTGGTTTTGACCGCAACCTTTGGATTTGGGAAGAAAGAAAGCCCGAAAACACGTATCTTATAGCCGCAGACGTAGCAAGAGGTGATGGTAAAGACTACTCAGTGTGTCATGTATTTAAATTAGAAACAATGGAACTAGTAGCAGAGTATCAAGGAAAGGTAACTCCAGATGTTTTCTCTAGGGTCCTATTTGACGTTGGGCAAGAGTATGGCGGAGGACTCTTGGTCGTAGAAAATAACTCAGTTGGATATTCTGTGCTTGAAAAGTTGAAAGAAATGAGGTACCCTAATCTATATCATTCAATTAAGTCAACCCATGAGTTTGTAGAAGAGTATCAAGCAGACCAAATGTCGAACGCTGTTCCTGGTTTCACTACAACTTCAAAGACTAGGCCTCTAATAGTCGCTAAGATGGAAGAATTCATAAGAAACAATCTAATTAAGATATATTCTTCCAGGCTTTTGGCTGAAATGAAGACTTTTGTATGGAATAATGGTCGCGCAGAGGCTATGAGATCTTACAATGACGATCTAATCATGGCCTGTGCAGTCGGATGCTGGGTCAGAGACACAGCGTTAACTGCAAACCAGAGGGATGCAGAATATGCGAAAGCGTTTATTGGTTCGATCACTAGAAGTGGGAATGAACTAGATACTAGAATAAAAGGTATGATTGGTACCAACAAGTTAAAGATGCAAGATAGCATGAACAAACATCACAAGGCGACAACCGACTTTCCGTGGTTGTTTAAGGGATAAAAAATGGCAAGCAAAAATAAAAACAATACAAGAAACCCACAGAGTCTACTCTTTAGGAGACTAACAAGGTTGCTTTCTGGACCTCTTACGCAATATAGGACACAAAACAACCACAGATTAAGAAGAATTGACCTAGACAGATATGCATCTAAGTTTACTTCCGCATCAGGAAAAGATTTTAAGAAGACAGCATATAACCCCTATGATAATTTGAACGCAAATATAATGGCATCACAGGCTCGCACCGAACGCTATGTAGATTTCGATCAAATGGAGTATACACCGGAAATCGCCTCAGCGCTTGATATTTATGCTGATGAAATGACCACATATTCTTCTCTGACTCCAATGCTTAAGGTTGATTGTGAGAATGAAGAGATAAAAGCAATATTAGAATCATTATATTCTAACGTTTTGAACATCGAGCACAATTTATTTTCCTGGTGTCGTACAATGTGCAAGTATGGTGATTTTTTCTTGTACCTTGACCTGGATGATTCCTTGGGAGTCACTTCTGTCATTGGGTTACCATCTCAAGAAATGGAAAGATTAGAGGGAGAAGACAAATCAAATCCGAATTATGTACAATATCAATGGAATTCAGCCGGATTAACGTTTGAAAATTGGCAAGTTGGCCACTTCAGGATCTTGGGACAAGACAAATATAACCCATATGGCACATCCGTACTTGAGCCGGCTAGAAGAATCTGGAGACAACTTACCTTACTTGAAGATGCGATGATGGCTTATCGAATAGTCAGATCGCCAGAGCGCCGCGCATTCTATATCGACGTCGGAAGCATCGCACCGCAAGATGTAGAGCAATATATGCAGAAAGTTATGACTAACATGAAGCGAAACCAGGTAGTCGACGCAGATACTGGCAGAGTTGACCTTAGATACAACCCTCTTTCTGTGGAAGAGGATTATTTTATCCCTGTCCGAGGAAACTCCTCAACAAAAATTGAACCCATTGCAGGTGGAAAGTACACAGGAGACATCGACGACGTTAAATACTTGAGAGATAAGCTCTTTTCAGCGTTAAAAGTACCTGCAGCATATATTTCGTCTGATGGTGAAAAGGCAATGGAAGATAAAACTACATTGGCTCAAAAAGATATCAGATTCGCTAGAACCATTCAACGACTACAGAGGTCGATAATAACAGAATTGGAGAAGATAGGAATTGTGCACCTTTATACTCTCGGATATAGAGACGAAGACTTGGTAGGTTTCACTTGTACCCTTAACAATCCTTCAAAGATTGCAGAGATGCAGGAACTTGAACACTGGAAAACGCGTTTCGACATTGCCGGCAACGCAACAGAGGGTTTCTTTTCAAAGCAGTGGTTAGCCAAGACACTATTTGGCATGTCTGATGATGAATTTATTCGAAACCGACGCGAGATGTTCTATGACAAGCGCTACGAAGCTGCTCTAGAGACTGCTGGCGAAGCGGAACAAGCAGAGATGACCGCAGGTCTAGACGCAGGAGTCGACGACTTGGACGTTGGCGGCGACCTTGGAGAGCCAGGCGGCGTAGGCGCAGTGGGGTCAGAGCCAGAACTTGGAGCACCAACTGATGCTGCAGATCTAGGGGCAGCAGATCTAGGCGGCGGAGACGCTGGAGGTGCACCTGAGGAGGGAGATCTCTTGGCAGCCCCACCCGGTAAGAGAGAGGACAGTAAGGGTAGAACTACGACAGAGAAGTCTCATGGCTGGTACAGCCCCCGCGCACTATCTGCCGGCGGTGACAGAAGAAAATCTTCAGGTCCACGAAAGAAGAATATGAATAGAGCCGCCTCTCCGGAAACAGGAACGACGAGAAAGATGTTCCCTGGAATGGGAGAACTTACAGGTCTTGCAAAAGCAACCAGTATTTACGAGGGACAAACGACTAATTATAAAGTAGAGGAGACAAAGATCCTCAAAGAACAGAAAGAGTTAGACGCTCTTTTCAAAAGCCTAAAAGCGAGGAACGACAAGAATGAGACTGAAACATAATAAAAAAAGAAACACAGCATTTGTTTATGAGGCGCTCGTAAGAGAACTTACAGAGTCTGTTGTAAAAAACAACAAGAACAAGCAAAACAAAATTGTTTCTATTATAAAAGACCATTTCACTGGAGATTCAGTTCTAAAAGAGGAGTTGGAACTTTATAAATCAATTTATGAGACGAGAGACATAAACAAGAACACTGCAGAGAAGATTGTAGTGGAAGTCAAGGATAGATATAACTCATTAGACAAGAAAAAACTTTTTCAAGAACAGTCCGCATTGATAAATAAGATTAACAAAACTTTATCGAAAAATATATTCAGCAACTTTGTCCCCAATTATAAAAGCATAGCGTCTGTATATTCGATATTTCAACACGCGCTGCCTGTTAAGGACAGGGTTCTACTAGAAGAAAACATTGTTGAGCAAATGTCATCTTCAGTTGAAACAAAACAAGAAGTCCAACAACCAATAGACTCGATAGTATATAGTACTTTTGTTTCTAAGTTTAACGATGAATACTCAGAAGTGTTGAGCGAAAACCAAAAGAATTTGCTTGGAAGGTACATTTCCTCTTTTGCTGACAATGGCGTTGAACTCAAGGTTTATCTTAATGAAGAAATTGGAAGGCTGAAAGAGGGACTAAATCAGGCTCGCAACGCGCCATCAGCCGAAACAAATTCCGAACTTAAAGATAAGATAAACAAGATATACAACATTCTAGATGAAACTAAGAATAGAGAGATAGACACAGAAACATTAGAACTGGTCCTGAACACTCAAGGACTACTAGAAGAGATAAATAGCCATGACGATTGATGTGAAATTAGAATTAGATCCTCGGATCAATCTCAAAGCTAGGAGAACCATTGATGGTAATATACTTGTTTTGGATCATGAAGACGTGGACATCGTGATTATGACAGAAAAAAACAAGTGTGTAGCCTTTCCTAAATCAAACATGTCAGATAAGGTGTACGCCGCTCAAGATAGGATGTTTCAATTCTTAGCAAAGAAGGGTTTGATATCTCGCTCAACAATTCGAGGCGGTAACGTCTTTGGTGCTCTAGAAGCTGAGCTTCTGGAGTCAGCAATCCCTGGTATCGACAGAAACCAGGCCTTGTTGTTTTGTTTGCAGGAATATATCACAGACGAACGACCATACTTCAAGACGGCCGAAGAGTATGATGATGATCGCCTAGACGCGATGTTGCGCCCTGCACCAGAAGACTCTACTGAACTTGGGGACATACCTCATTCAGACAAGAAGGGTTCTCACGGCATCACTAGAGGGCCCTACGGATTTATGTACAACTACTCGTTAGTCAGAGAGGGTCAAGGTGAGGATTAATGACATTTATCTGGTTCTGCCTTATATCGTATGGCCTCACTCAGATCCTCGTTTACGGAAAAATCCTAAACCCAATCCGCCCAAAGTCCGGAAAGTTAGGGCGATTGCTTAACTGCCCAATGTGTACAGGCTTCTGGGTTGGTCTATTTTTATGGTCCGTAAAGGACTACACACAACTATTTACTTTTGATAATTCTTTTGTCACAGGTCTACTATTGGGCTTCGCAGGTTCTGCCGCAGCTTACGTAGGTAATACATTGTTTGGTGATGAAGGATTAAAGGTGGAAAAGCTAGTCCACGTTAAGAGGAGAGAGAATGAGACCATTTACTAAAATAAGATGGATGATTAGACCAGTAGCGAATTGCTGCAAGGGATCATAGCTGAAGCGGGTGACCCCCGCATTGAGGAATATTATGAAACTTATAAGAGAATATTATGAACTGTGTGAAGGAGGCGTATGCCAAGACCTTCTAACAGAGGCCGAGAAGAGAGAAGTCGCCGAAGGTGCCTTGTATTTAACTGGCGTAATGCAAAAGTGTAACACAAAGAACGCGAACGGCCGCATATATGAAAGAAAGACTTTGTTTAGAGAAGTCGACCGCTACAAAGAACTTGTAAACGGCCGTAGAGCACTTGGAGAACTTGACCACCCAGACAGTTCAGTAATATCTTTGGATAGGGTATCACACATGGTTGTAGATATTTGGACAGAGGGTGATAGCGTCATGGGTAAGATAAAGGTTTTACAGGAAACTCCCTGTGGAAAGATTCTAGCAGGCCTTATAAAAGAGGGAGTCACCTGTGGCATCTCGTCTAGAGGAACTGGCTCAGTGAGAGAGAGTAATGGTACAACAATGGTGGAGGATGACTTTCAACTTATCTGTTTCGACATGGTTTCAGACCCTTCGACACCAGGAGCATTCATGCTCAAGGAAGCGAAGGAAATACAAAAGAATATAAAAGAAGAGAACGACATTACAAGAATGATGGATGACATCATCGGTAAGTTTGGAGAAAAATGAAAAAGTCAGAATTAAAATCTATGATTAAAGAGTGTGTAAAGGAGGTCCTCTTCGACGAGGGTGTACTTTCTAACCTTGTAGCAGAAGTGGCAATGGGTATCACGAAGGCTCAATCTCTCATGGTAGAGACAAAGCAGACCCCTACGCCGCAGCTAAGGACACAGAATGATATAGAAGAACAAAACGAAGCAAAGAGAAAGAGGCTTCTAGAGACTAAGAGAAAAATGCTTGATGCTATGGGTAACACAAAGATGTCTAACGTCTTTGAAGGTACCGAGCCACTCAAGTCTGCAGGATCCCCAACGGCACCAGCCGCACAGGGTCCAATGGCAGGAAGAGACCCTAACGACGCCGGAATAGATATATCCGGACTATTTAGTGTCGCAGGACAAAAATGGAAAGCTCTAAAGTAAAGGAGATACGATGAGTAGAGGAAAACCATGTCACGTTGAAATCGTGATACACGACCAAGACCAGGTCATGAGAATGATCAAGAAGTTTACGCGAAAGTGTAAGAAGCAAGGTTTGTTCGAGGAACTTAGAGAGCGAAGATATTTCAAGAAGAAGTCTCTCACGCGAAAAGAAAAACGGGAAAATAAAAAGAGGTTGTCCCGAAAATCAACCCAAAAAATGAAAGACAAATTTAACAAATTTGATTAGGAGAATAAACAATGTCAGAATTTCACACGTATAGCAGTTGGGGCAGGACTCGCCGCCCAAAGACAATAAGTACAAAAGCCAATAGCGCCAAGCCCGGCGGCACTCTAGAGACACCCAGAGCGTGTGCTGTTGTAACCAACGTAGCGCACTTCGATGCTACTCTTGCGCACGGTACTGAGGGCAGAAACGGTTATGCAACTGAGAATCAGAGGTTTTTACATGTTACTGTCTCTGGACAGAATGCTCAGTCTGTTATAATTTATGTATTTCACTATGCGACCGGCAAGTGGTCAGCCCTTATGGTAAACGACGGAGACGGTAGCTTTTCTCAAGCAACAGCTACAACTGCTGCATCCGACACCGCCGCAGAACAGCCACAAACATTCATATTTGAAATTGCAGGCGCAGACAGAGTAGGATTCCTGGGAGATGGCACTAATGATCCAACTGTACACGCTACGTGCACTTCCTTCTAGGAAGCATCAAAAATTTTTCCTTCCCTTTAGATGCTCCTAATACTATTTACTTAGAGGCAAACCCGTTTGTCCGTTCACATATATACAATTGTTAGGAGTCAAAAACATGTCAAATCTACTCGAAAGAGCTATCATCGATGCCAAGGCACTGAAAGAAGCCGCTCTCAAAAACGCAGAGCAGCTCGTAATCGAAAAGTATTCACAAGAAGTAAAGAAAGCAATGACAGAAATATTAGAAGAAGCACCTGAGGATGAACTTGGTGCCATGGATGACCTCTTCGGAGCCGAAGGAGAAGAAGGAGCGGAGCCACAAACCGAGGAAGGTTTGGAAGACGATCCATCAATATCCGCTGATGACCTCGAAGCGCAGCTGCCCGACGCCTTTTCGGCTGAAGATGATGAGATCATTCAAATCAAGTTAGACTCCCTTGATGACGAGATCGAAGATGATGAAATGGACGGCCCATTTGCCGGCGACGACAGTTTCGACGATGATGAAATTGGAATTGACATAACCGACGATGAAGCACTCGCAGATGTTGATATTGACACCACACCGGACATGGACACAACACCAGACGCAGATCTCGGCGTAGACATCTCTCCTGAGATGGTTGCTGAAGTTCTTAGAGAAATGGATCTCGACGGTGAGGAAATTGATCTTGAAGAAGTCATGGAAGCAGTAAGGGTAGACTTCGAACCAGTCAAGTCTGGTTGGGCAGGAACTCCAGAAAAAATTATGCAAGAATATGAATCAATGCTACTTGCTAGAGAGCAAGATAGCGAAGTAAAAGAGAAGAATGAGGAACTTCGAAAGAATGTTGCCGCTCTTCAAAAAGAAAACAAGACTTTATCTTCTGCGGCTATTAAGCTGCAGGAGCAAAACAAAGATTTTAGTGCAGCATTTAAAACTATGCAAGAAAAGTTAGAGACCATGAATGTCTCCAACGCAAAGTTGTTGTACATAAACCAGGCTCTTGAGAATGCCTCCTTGAATGAGCGACAAAAAAGAAAAATTGTCGAAGCCATTTCGAAAGCCGAAACAGTACAAGAAGCAAAGATTATGTTTGAAACCTTGAATGAAACTGTTACTACTACTTCAGACGTGAAGAAGGAAGCAACATTAAATGAGATGGTATCAAGAAAGTCCTCACTACTTGTCGCGGCTCGAAAAGAGCAACCAAAAAATGAAGCTAACCCATTCTTTAACAGAATGCAAGCGTTAGCAGGAATAAAGACAAATTAATTCTAATAATATTACAGAAAAGGAGGTGAATTTATAATGTCTATTTTACAAAAATTAACAGAAGGCGTACAGTCTCGCGATATGCGTGCAGAAGGTGCAGCACTTCTTAACAAATGGGAGGCCACTGGTCTCTTAGAGGGTCTCAATGGAGAGTCCCAAAAGCAAGGTATGGCCGTTCTTCTTGAGAACCAGGCCAAGGAGCTTCTTCGTGAGGCTTCATCAATGGCAGCTGGCGACGTCGAAGGCTTCGCAGCAGTTGCATTCCCAATCGTTCGTCGTGTATTCGGTGGATTGATCGCAAATGATCTCGTATCGGTTCAGCCAATGAGCTTGCCATCCGGTCTCATTTTCTTTCTCGACTTCACTCACAGTACTGGCCGATTAGGCGCAGTGCAGAATGATTCTCTCTACGGCGGCAACGTCGTTGGTAGTCAGATCACCGGTGGTGTTGATTTGGCGCCTTCAGATGGTTCTGGTCCAAATGGTTTTTACAACCTTGGCCATGGTGACGCATCACCAACTGGTTCTACTGGTGATCCTACTTTTATTGCAATCACAGGTGACGTTCTTACGGAACTTGGTGGAACTGCAGTAACTAACGTTACTCTTAGTGACATGACAGACGCGCAGAAGAAGGCTATCCGTTGGGATGCCGATATCCTTGCGATGGCTGCTGCAACTAAGGTTGGTGTTTATCAGTCAACTAATGACATCACAGGTGGATCTATCTCCACTGACTTCGATATCGACGGCGTCGCAGGATCTGCTGAGGCAATTGATACCGGCAAGCTTTCAGCTTTCGCAGGAGTTGGTCATCTTGCAACCAGTGTTTTGGTAAGAAGATTGACCAGAATTATTAAGAACAAGCTGGTTGTAGTTCTTGTCCACGATGACGGTGCCATGGCAGCAGCAAACGCACCAACCTCTATGTTGGTACCTTTGAAGGACAATTTTGTTGCCGGCGGCGCAGCAGGCTCAGTTGTTGGTTCAGAGCCATTCGCTCTTGAAGAACCTGATTACCTCGGTTCACGCGGCAACAACGGTGCTGCAAAGGCTAGTGATAGCGGCCAGCAAATGCAGTCTATCGCAGAGATCGACATCAAGGTTGACTCAATTGCTGTTACTGCACAGACTAAGAAGCTGAAGGCTAAGTGGTCTCCAGAGCTTGGTCAGGACCTCAACGCATACCACAACTTGGATGCAGAGGTTGAATTGACTGGTATTCTTTCAGAGCAGATCGCTTTGGAAATTGACCGTGAACTTCTCAGCGAGCTTGTTCAGGGTGCAACAGCTGGTACACGTTACTGGTCACGCGCACCAGGTCTTTTCGTTGACTCATCCGGTTCAGAGCTTGGTGCAGCTTCGGCAGCTCCTGACTTCACTGGTACTGTTAGCGAGTGGTATGAAACCCTCATTGAGACAATCAATGACGTAAGTGCTCAGATCCACAGAAAGACACTTCGTGGCGGTGCAAACTTTGTTGTTTGTTCTCCAGAAGTTGCTAACATTCTTGAGTTCACAAGTGGTTTCCGCGCAAGCGTAACTGCTGACCAGGACAGAGGCACCATCGGTGCTGTAAAGGCTGGTTCTTTGAGTAAGAAGTTCGACGTTTACGTTGATCCTTACTTCGTTCGTAACGTTGTCCTCGTTGGCCGTAAGGGTAGCTCATTCCTTGAGAGTGGGTTTGTATATGCTCCTTACGTACCATTGCAGGTAACACCTACCATTTTCGGTACGGAAGACTTCGTACCACGTAAGGGTGTCATGACCCGTTACGCTAAGAAGATGGTACGACCTGATATGTACGGTCTTGTTGTTGTACGTGGTCTCCTCGGAGAGCAGGGCGCTAGCTAATAGCTAACCGCAACACGCAATAGCGAAAGAATTAAGCCCCACCATTTATTTGGTGGGGCTTTTCTTTTTTCTGAAAGCTATTTATTATAACTTGGAATAACCTCCTGGGTCGTAAAGCCACTGGCCCTTGAAGAAATGCAACAGAGGTGGCTGGTTGTGTTTCGTGGAAGTTCGAGGTTAACGTTAACCACATAATAAGGAGGAAATAAATTATGGGTAGTAGAAGATTAGGTAGAAAGAGGATTAACGCCCTCAATAAGGTAGGTGAAAGCGTAGTCAGCACTGCTGGCGACGGTATTAAGGATGCTATTGTATCTGAGACAGTCCGAAGAGAGGGGTTAAAGGTGATCACCGAGATCGCAGTTGATTTGGGCACTTCAAAGGCAACCATTGCATCAGTTGCCACGGATTTAGACATCATTGGTGTTGATACTGCTGCAAACGCAGCACTCACTCAGTTGGACCCCGCAGTTCATGGATACATCACCTATGTAGAGATGGCATGTGTGGAGGTGCCAGCAGGTGGTACTTTGGATATTGACTTATATCTTGCAACAGAGGTGTCAGCAACTGAGCGACAGGGGTATGCCATTGGCTCCGCAACAGAAACCGCACTTATTACTGCAGGCGGTAACTGGGCACTAGGTGAGATTGATCACTACGCTGTAGCACATGGTACTGCTCACGACATCGAGGCTGATAGCAAGGGTCTTTACCTAGTATCAGGCGAAGCAGCCAATGCAGGTGACTATACTGCAGGAAAGTTTGTAATTACTTTGGAAGGGTGGTTAGCACCTGACGATATATAGGAGGGTGATGTATGTCTAGCATGGGAAAGAAGATCGCTCTAATTAGGTCAAAATCCAAACCTGCCCCTAAAAAGGCAGCACCAAAAAAGGTTGAAAAACCAAAGGCTGAAAAGCCAAAGGCTGAAAAGCCAAAGGCTGAAAAGCCAAAGGCTGAAGAGGCTAAAGAAGAGTAAAACCTTCACACCCCCCTGCAAAGGGGGGCTTTTTATTTCACGAAAGGAAAAACAATGGGAAAGAAAAAGAAAGCAATCTTAAGAAACAAGAGACTTGGAAACTTGGGCAAATTTGCAACAAAGTTTTCAGCACTAATAAAAACAACCACAGAAATCATAGAAGATAAAGTAGAAGAAGTATTAGATAAGGTTGAAGAAACCTTGGACAAGACTCAAGAAATTATAGATTCTGCAAAGGAAGAGCCAAAGGTCGAACAGCCCAAACCTGCGCAAAAGACTAAAGCTCCAGCGAAAAAGAAATCTACTTCTACAACTCGTAAAAGACGAACCACCAAAACTAAAACAGACACCTAGGTTATTTGTCCCTTTGGACAACTAGTTATATTGATAAACTATAACATGTGAGGGCCCATGAATGTCATTACCTACATTAACACCAGCAAGCACTTTGTCTGCTGTTATTTTGCCAGTCACAGGAACAACGACGAATGTAAATTCGGCAGTTCCTTATAAAATATATTCAGAAGAAACTTCAGCACTATATTCATCAGAGTTCATCTCGGGAGCAGTAGATCAAGTATCTTACGTATATAAGAAGCTTGGCGGAGATATTCTCGATCTTGAAATAACTGAGGGCAGTGTGTATGCTGCTTATGAAGAAGCAGTATTGGAATACTCTTATCTCATAAACGTACACCAAGCAACAAACATTCTATCAGACGCATTAGGTAACACTACAGGATCGTTCGACTCCAAGGGCAATATCGAAGCAGGCGACTTATCTTCTTCTCTTGCTGGTACACATGTTGCTCTTAAGTATCCTAAATTCGATTATAGTATGACACGACGCGTTGCCGATGGCATCGGATCGGAAATAGGCCTTAATGGCTCAGTTCAATATTCTGCATCATTCGGTGTCGGCCCGGGCAAACAAGAATATGATCTTCAAAGTATTATAACCGCTGAAGGATATGGCAAGGCAACGGTCACAATCTCTTCCAAGGGAGATATCGATGCCGGCAGCACCATCGCCTTTAAAACAACGGACGGTACAGCTATAACTGCTTCCGCCACAGCAGGGACTACTTCAGACGCTGCAACAAACACACCACAGTTTGCCCACGATGCTGCCACGAATGATCTTGTCGCAACATCGCTGGCAACAGCGCTAAACTTGAATGCAAAGTTAACCGCGACAGCTAGTGCTAATGTAGTTACAATAACGCAGGTTACCCCAGGAGCTATGGCAGATACCTCAGTAACAATAACTGACGCCGGAACTGCGGGTATGACGTCAACATCTTTTACTGGCGCGAAAGATTTGCCCTATGCTGGTAACATAAACGGAAAAACACTTCTAATCAAAAAAGTATACTACAAAACACCGCATGCTATGTGGAGGTTCTTTGGTTATTACGGTGGACTGAACGTTGTAGGTAACTTATCTAATTATGGTCAATTTTCAGATGACTCAACTTTCCAGTTGGTCCCTGCTTGGCAGAACAAAGCCCAGGCCATGGCATTTGAAGACGCGATATACACTAGAATGTCTCAGTACTCGTACGAACTGAAAGATAATAAGTTGCGGCTTTACCCTACTCCTACCACCGGCGGCCCTAAGACTATGATGGTTGAGTTCTCAATACCTCAAGACGTCTGGGATAATACAGACCTGGCTACTGACGGTGTCAATAATATGAACACATTGCCAATAGGTAATTTGCCATTTGCAAACATTAACGCAATTGGTAAACAATGGATAAGAAGATTTGCTTTAGCTCTCAGCAAGGAAACCTTGGGGCAAGTTAGATCGAAGTTCGGAACCGTCCCAGTCCCAGGCGACAGCATAACACTAAACGGACCAGCGCTACTATCTGAGTCAAAAGCTGAGCAAGATAAGTTGCGTGAAGAACTTAAGACGACATTGGCTGAACTAACTTACGCTAAGTTGGCCGAGCAAGACGTTAATTTGGCTGAAAATACGGAAAAGGTTTTGGAAAAGATTCCAAACTATATCTTTGTGGGGTAACATAAATGTCTGATGATAACAAATGGTCACAACCCGATTCCCCGCCACCACCGCTCTTTACGGGAAAGAAGGAAAAGGACTTTGTAAAGCAAGTTAACGACGAAGTCATCGAAAGAGTCGTAGGTCAAACCATAGCTTATTATCCAATAAGTCTGGAGCACACTAACTTTCATGACATCTATGGAGAAGCCATAGATAAGAGTTTTCTAAACCCAGTAAGAGTGTATGCAATGGTAAAGTATGACTCACAGAACACTACTACAACCCCATTGGGTGTTGATAGGATAGAAAAGATTTCTGTATTCTTCCACAAAAGGAGACTTACAGAAGATCAAGATCTTTTTGTGAGAGAGGGTGACTTCATACAATATGGTGAGCACTTCTATGAAATTTTGACTTTGGTAGAGCCAAAATGGCTCTTCGGCCAAGTCGAATCCAAGTTTGAAATCGGAGCAACATGTATGAGAGCCAGGGAGGGCCTATTCAATGTCTAAAGTACCAGTAGAGGGTCCGCTAATAAGGAAAATACATTTTGAGCCATCGACTGTGGAGACTATCGATAGGTCAGTTATCAGTTATATAGAGAGTCTAGACCTTTTTGCCAATACAAACGAGGGCTGGAGGAAGGTTCCGGTAATTTGGGGTACCGCAGAGAGAGCTTATCAAGTAAAGAAGAATAAGGACGTCAGAGATGCCCAAGGCATGTTGAGGTTGCCTATCTTAACCATAAGAAGAACGGCAATAACGAAAGATATGCAAAGTAAGGGCGTTTTCCAGGGTAATGTACCAGGCCAGCCAGACGAGCAAGGAGGCTCGTTGCCGGTCTCAAGAGTAATATACCAAGAAAAGACCAAGAAGTTCGCTTCAGCAGACGCTCTTCGGCTTCACAAGCAAGAAAACTACCCGCGCCCAAACGCGAAGACAGTCTATCGCACGATATCTGCCCCCATGCCGGTAAATGTGACGGTAATGTATGAAATCACACTAAGAACAGAGTATCAGCAGCAAATGAACGATTTATTGTTGCCTTTTGTCACGATGCCTGGTACAATAAACTATATTCGCCTCTTCGATGGAGAACATAGGTATGAAGCCTTCATTCAGGGGGAGTTTCAAAACGGAGACAACTCGGCAGATTTTTCATCAGATGAGAGAAAGTTCGAAACTAAGATACAATTAAAGGTTATAGGCTATTTGGTGGGCCAAGAAGACAATAGAGACAAGCCGCACTACTCGGTGAGAGAAAACGCAGTGGAAGTAAAGATCCCCAGAGAGAGAATCTCTCTAAACGAGGTTCCAGAGCATGAATATGGGGCCCATTATGGACTTGCTGGTATTGATCAACCACTTATCATGCCAGGGTTTCCAAATCCGTTTGTATTCTCGAATGTACCTGCAGTTGGTTCAGCCGGAGGCACAACAACATCCGCCGGAAGCAGTGATACCAGTGGAGACTTAATTACAACGACGAATTTTTCGGAAATTTTAGCAGACAATCTAGTAATTAGAGAGACGCTCAAGTCGGATACTGATGGTGTACCTTCACCGGCTAACCAAATTGTGATCTCTGGAGCCACAATCAGAGCCAACACAGAGACTCTGTACGTAAACGGTATATTGCAATCAGTGGGAGCAGATAACGACTACACAATCAGCGGAAATACCATTACTTTGACTTTTGACTTGGAGTCTGGTGATGCAGTTTTCGTAACATATATAAAACAATAAGACAATTAAATAAAGGAGAAAATAATGTCTGAAGAAACACAAAATGTGGAAGAGTCCACGGAAGAAACACTAGTAACTGACGAGATCGTGGAGGTCTCTTGGGAAGAAGTATCGGAATTGGTCGCGACCAGACGCGCTTATGCTGAGCTGGAGAACCACCTCGCAGGAATGATGCTTACTTTTGAAAAGCAAAAGAGAGAACTCTTGGATCGAGGATCACAACTGGAAACTAGAATGTTTGATATTGCAAGCGGGCTTAAGGACAATAACAACATAGACCCCAGATTAACTTACGAAATAAAACTACCACAACAAGAGGGTGAAAAAGCGTATTTTATACGTAAAGACACTTAATTGACCTCATCATAACTACTTATTATAGTCAGACACAACTGATAGGGGGGGAGAGGCAGTCCATGTTTAGAACAAGTGATATAGGTATCGCCGCATATTTGCAATTGAAGAAGTTTAAGTTGATCGAGTGTAAGCGACTCGAAACAGGAAAGTTCCATTTTTGTTTCGAGGATCCCGAGAACAAAGGGCCCGCAATTTCTTTAGAATTTCTAGACTCTGACTTTTGCAAATTTGACAACAATGTTAGGAATCTAAAGAAAATTTTATTCTCTTAGAAAATCCACAAACTATTTATAGGCATACGTCCGTTCATTCCCTTAACATCCTATCTATTCGATTTTCCTAATAATTTACTCCTATAATATAATATAATTTTAAGTACAAAATTCATATATAGGAGGAAAAATATATGGCTTATGAAGTAAGCTCTTCCGTCGCTGCAGGTAACGTAGTTGGGACTTTTGTCGCAGCTAGGGCTAGTACCTTTACTAAAGGCGGTATCCCCAGTCCAGACGGTAATAAGATAGCTACTTATTCTTATCGCCACGGCGGTGCTGGTTCAAGTGACTATGGTATAGACATTTGGACATCAAGTAGTTCCGGCGGCTGGGAAGAGTCAGAATCAATTGATACTGGCGCTAACCTACCAAGATCGCTAGAATGGTTTAGCAACCACGAAATCTTTGCGGTGGAGAGCAACAACAAACTTAGAAGATATACATCAGGATCCGAGACCGGCTGGGTAGCAGACGAAATTGGTAGCGTGTTCACTGGTGGCCACGCCATGATGTGGAACCCGTCAAAAACAAAGATAGCAGTTACAGATACATACCAACCTTATTCATCGACTAATCTAGACGACGATGAACAAATGGACGTATATGTCAGTTCTTCTGGAACTTGGACAAGAGTTGCTTTCAACTCAGTACAACTCGAACCAGACGGTAGAGTAACTGGTGTAACATGGGTTGACGACGATAATATGATTATCGGTATGCCAAATCCTGATAACGACAACCAGGGTCGCATCGCGCACTATAGCTTTGATGGTACTACCGCAACCAAGGTTAGACAGTGTGATGGGTTTAATGGCAGCCAGGGTGTCAAGCAAATTGGCTGGATGGTGCACTGGCACTCAGGATCAGAAGGTGGTGATGGTGCATTGTTAGCAGCTGGTATTGCCAGCTCTGGCTACGCGTCTATTAACTATATTCCATCACAGTCAGACGGGTTTATCCCCGCCAGCAACCCACACAGCGCCCCAGGCAGACAACTGTTGGATCTATCCGACATCGGTTCTACCGACGGTGGCAGCGGCAAAGTGAGACAACTACAGGGTATGACCTTTTTTGCTGACCGGAGCAACGGAGATAGAATCTTTGGACAATCGGGTTATAAGAATGGTAGCCCGTATGACGACTCAGTCTATTTTGTCATGGAGACCGGATCTGATGGATGGAAATTCACAGAACTTGAGGATAACGCAATTCAAGGCGGCCTCGCTTCGCTTAGCGGTTTGCCAGACGGAGCAGGATATTATGTTGGTTGGACAACAGGTTCGACATCCACTCTTGGTTTTACGGTCTATGAGAATATCATAGAAGCAAATCCAGCGCTGAACGCTACGGTTACCGAAACCGTTGGCACTGCAGGTGGCACAGTCAAGGCCGGCGGCACGCAAAATTCGCCAAAGGTAACACTTACCTTTCCGGAAAATGCTTTATCACAGAACACCAGTATTGGTATCGATCTGTCTAAAAGCAATGATCCTAAGGCAATTGGTCTGGGAGACGCTGGCGTTGCCGGCGCAGATGTTTATTCAAATAGAATAACCTTGACACCTCATGGTCAAACGTTTGCAGAAACAGTTACAGTACAGTTTACTTTGTTAGGTTCAGGAGCGGGCTCTTGCCCATCTAATCTCGAAATCTGGAAAAGAAATAACGGATCCGAGATTTGGTACAAGGTTCCAAACAATCTTTGGTCCTGTAGTTCAGGAACCATAACAATTAGCACTACAAGCTTTAGTGAATACATGGCAATAGGAGGAAATAACATGGCTAGAACTAAACTATCGAACGTCCAGTTAGCAAAACTTACCGAATCGGATAAGGTGCTGGCAGAGGCGATTAACATTTCAGGGTCTCAACTCGCAGGTGAAGTAACATCTGTTGTGGCGGGAGACTACTTTCTTATACAACAAGCAGCCGGCGGCACTGCAAGACCAGTATCGGCGTCTGTTATGCAGGACTTCTTTTCGAAGTCTGACGTGCATGTTTCGGATGCAAACGCGGATCAGAAAATACTTTTCGCTTCCGGCTCCGGCGGTGGCGTATCTGTCGCTGTTGATGACGGCACGGGCTTGACTTTCAATGCAAGCACCAACTTGCTCAAAGCAGGCGCACTTACTGTAGCGAACACCATTTCTGGTTCAATCGTTTCAGCAGCCGGCTTGGTTTCAGCTGGTGGCAGTATTACTGCTGGCGGCTCAATCACAGCTGACGACACAGTTTCCGGTTCGCTACTTGTAGCGGCAGGTTCTGTAACTGCAGGTACCAGTTTCATCATTGGTTCTGCAGATCTCAACGAGACTGATCTCGAAAAACTAGACGGCATCACTAATGGTGCTGGTGCTGCAAACAAGGCTCTTGTACTTGATGCTGGTGGAGACATTGTCTCTGGTTTGCGTAACTTAAGTGCTTCAGCTCTTGTTGGTGCAACCGTTTCAGGTTCAGGCCAAGGCTCTTTCGACAACTTAAACCTAGGTGGTGGAACATCCACTGTTAGTAACACAGGCGTTGCCTCTTTTGGTGGTTCTGTAACAGCAGTTGGTAGCTTTATCATTGGTTCTGCTGATCTTAATGAAGCGGACATGGAAAAGCTTGACGGCATCACCAACGGTACCGGCGCTGCATCCAAGGCTCTTGTCCTCGATGCAAGTAAAAACATCGCTAGCATCAACAACCTTACTGCAGACGGCACCATTTCTGGCTCGATCGTTTCAGCGGCTGGTCTCTTGTCAGCAGGTGGCTCAATCACTGCTGGTGGTTCAATCACTGCGGACGACACAGTTTCTGGCTCAATCGTTGCAGCAGCCGGCGCAATCACTGCTGGTGGTTCTGTAACTGCTGGAACAAGCTTTATCATTGGTTCTGCGGACCTTAATGAGACTGATCTTGAGAAGCTCGACGGCATTACCAATGGTACTGCTGCAGCATCTAAGGCTGTTGTTCTTGATGCAAACAAGAACGTTGGAACTCTTAATGCACTGACGGCTTCTGGTGTTACAGTGACAGAGTTAACAGCAACAAACGCAACTATCGCAGGAAACCTCACGGTTCAGGGTACAACAACTACGGTTGACTCAACACACCTTACTGTTAAGGACACAATCATTACACTTGGTTCGTCTTCTAGCGGTGATTCACCAGCAATTGGTGACCGCGGTTTCGTGTTCGAAGTAACAGGCTCACAGAAGGCTTTCTTCTGGGACCAGTCTGCAACAGAGTTCGCTCTCGCGCAAGTACCGGTCGGGCAGTATGCACACACTGGATCTGGTGACATCAACATTGATTCATATTTAGATTTATCAGCTGGTGCAGTCTCAGGTTCAGGCCAAGGTTCCTTCGAGAACTTAAGCTTGGGCGGCGGCACATCTACTGTCAGTAACACAGGCGTTGCATCTTTCGGTGGCTCTGTAACTGCAGTTGGTAGCTTTATCATTGGCTCTGCGGACCTCAACGAAGCAGACATGGAAAAGCTTGATGGTATCACAAATGGTACTGGTGCAGCAAGTAAAGCTCTTGTGCTCGATGCTAACAAGAACATTACTGGAATAAACAGTGTAACCTCATCCTTCTCGGGTGATGGTTCAGGGTTGACTGGCGTCGGCGCAGAAGTTAAACTTGCTGGCGCTGATGATCTCGATCTTCAGATTCCATTCACAACCGGTTCTGCTTCGGCAGGCACGTTCTTCATCGATTCTGGTTCATTAACCTATAACCCTAACTCGAACAAGCTATCAGTAAATGGTGCAGTTTCAGGTTCTGGTGCTGGTTCATTTGCTAGTTTGGATATTGACGGCGTGATCGCAGCAGGCGCAAGCGTAACTGCTGGTACAAGCTTTATCATTGGGTCCGCGGATCTTAATGAGACAGACCTTGAGAAGCTCGATGGTATCACTAACGGTGCTGGCGCAGCCAACAAGGCTCTGGTTCTTGATGCTGGCGGAGACATTGTCTCCGGTCTTAGAAATCTAAGTGCATCAGCTCTTGTCGGTGGAACTGTTTCAGGCTCAGGCCAAGGCTCTTTTGAGAACTTAAACCTAGGCGGCGGAACAAGCACAGTCAGTAACACTGGTGTTGCTTCTTTCGGTGGGTCTGTAACAGCTGTTGGTAGCTTCATTATCGGATCCGCTGATCTCAACGAAGCAGACATGGAAAAGCTTGACGGTATCACTAATGGTACTGGTGCAGCCGCTAAGGCCTTAGTCCTTGATGCAAGTAAAGACATCGCTAGCATCAACAACCTTACTGCAGATGGAACCATTTCTGGCTCAATCGTCTCCGCAGCAGGCCTCTTGTCCGCTGGTGGTTCGATTACTGCTGGTGGTTCGATTACTGCTGACGACACGGTTTCTGGCTCAATCGTTGCAGCTGCTGGTGCAATCACTGCTGGTGGTTCTGTAACTGCTGGAACTAGTTTCATCATTGGCTCTGCAGATCTCAATGAAACAGACCTTGAGAAACTTGATGGTATCACTAATGGTACCGCAGCCGCCTCTAAGGCAGTTGTTTTGGATGCATCTCTGAACGCTACTGGTGTTAACGCGCTCACAGCTTCAGGTCTCAAGGCTTCTACGGCTCTCGACGCGACTGGTACGATCCACTTGCATGCTGCATCCGCATCGGTTGCACCTGGTAGTGACTTCATGTACTTCAAGGAAGCAGACGGAACCAACGAAGTTAAGCAGCAGACTGTGGCAGCATTCTTGTCAGCATCCACGGGTGCAGGTCTACAGATCACCAACGGTGTATTCAGTGTGACTTCAGTAACCGATATTGCAACTTCAGCATCGAAGAACAGCATTCTCAGTGCAGACCTGGTAACAGCGTCTCTTACCACTGAGCCATTGACTGGTTCTATTCAGGTATACTTGAATGGTCTATTGCAGACTCCATCTGGTTCCGTAGAAGGTCCAGGCGCTGGTGGTATTTTTGACTACCAGAACTTTGGAGATTCAGAGGACGGATACAGAATTGAGTTCGTTTCCGCTGTAGACAACGATGATGTTGTACAAATCAAGTACATTAAAAAATAAACAACCCAACCTAGAGTAATCTAATTTTTCCCACCCAAGCCCGGTTTTTACCGGGCTTTTCCTTTTCTCAGTCTATTGGAGTATAAAAAAACTATTTACTAAGTAAAATAACATTTACTTTCGTTCTTTAAGGAGATAATCGTATGGCAGCTAGAAAATTTAAGTTCGTATCCCCCGGAGTATTTTTAAAAGAGATTGACAATTCACAACTTCCAAAACTACCAGGAAACAACGGACCAGTCATTATAGGCAGAACACGAAAAGGGCCCGCACTAAACCCCGTCAAGGTTAATTCATATGCGGATTTCGTCGAGGTATTCGGGGAACCAATCCCTGGCGGACATGGAGAAGATGTCTGGAGAGAGGGCAACGGCCTCCTCGCAACAGCGTACGCGTCGTATGCAGCGAAGGCTTACTTTGCGGCAGACATACAATCACCAGTTACAATGATTAGGCTTTTGGGTGTTCAAGGCGACAACGCTACATCTGCCGCGGCAGCACAGCCAGGATGGACAGTTAATAATGCGTATGCATTGGTTACTTACGAATCCGGAAGCATGCTTGCAGGAACAGTTACTAATCATAACGTCTCTGCGGTCTTCTACTTTAAAGACGCAACTACTTCGGTGCGTTTGTTAGGTTCTGCTCCTAATGGTGACCTCATGGCTGCCAATACTGGTTCAGGCCTAAGAGGCGCCACACCAGGTAATGTCGTAAAGACAAATTCGGACGGAAAATTCCGCCTTTTGCTGTCCTCTAGTACAGAAGTCACCAAAGAAGTCGTAGTAGATTTCACCAAGGGAAGTAAAAATTACATAAGAAGTGTCCTCAATACCAACCCAGTGTTGACAAACACTACTATATCATACATAACCACAGGGACTCTTGCTGACAAATATTGGCTCGGTGAGACATTCGACTCGCATGCCGCCTCCGGATCTCAAAAACTCGGATACATGATAAAATTACAAGACACAACATATGATTTTGCAGATTATACCCATGAAGCTTCAGCAGCTAGATCTGGGTGGATCATCAGCCAGCATCAAGGCACCGCAGCAGAATACGCTCCACTGAGTCAGCAAAGATTATTCAGGTTGATAGCTTTATCTGAAGGTGAGCAGCCATCTAGAGACATTGTTGTGTCGATAGAGGATATAAGAATATCGGAAACAGGAGATGTGGATCCATATGGCTCATTTTCTGTCGTAGTTAAGAGAAAGATCGGCACCCGCTTAGAGGTAGTGGAATCTTACCCAGGATGTAATCTAAACCCGAATTCAGAGAACTATGTTGCTCGCAGAGTTGGTGATCAATACTTTCAGTGGTCATCCGTAGAAAAGAGAAACAAAGTTTACGGAAACTACACCAACAACTCTCAACACATTCGAGTGGAAATGGAAGCCAATACCGATCAGGGCTTGATTTCTCCATCAAATATACCATTTGGCTTCTTGGGCCCAATCGTTCCAAAGAGACACACCAAAGACGCTACTAACGGTAGAGTTGTAATAGGCGCCACTGACAGCTTTGTAGAAGAGAGTCAAGTGTACTCTTCTCTCGGCGCTGATATCGATGGTACATTTAACATCATTTGGCCATCAACCCCAACAACATTCTCAGGGTCTGTCAGGGGCCTAGACTATTTTGGAGCGGCCATATACAAGAAGTCTGGTTTAAATTTAACTTCAGAGCTTGATCCAGCACTTCCAGATTATAACAGAAAAATGCCAACAGGCTTGACAACCGCTCAAACCACAGGCGAAGTAGATGCTCGAACAGAGCATGCTTATGTGTTCAGTCTTGACGATGTTAGAATAGAGGGTCATAGCCTTAGTCCAACATCTACAGCAAACGTAACCGCGGTATACCATAAGAGCGGATCTAGAGCAGATAGTACATCTTTTACTGCTGTGTCTAGCTCAACAGGCATATCGGACATGTTAGAATTAGGTTTTAATAAATTCCAGATGCCACTATGTGGTGGGTTTGATGGTGTTAACATTACCGAGCCAGATCCGTTTGCAAATCGTATACTGACCGCTGGTGGTTCAACTTCTGATTCGTATGCATTTGCATCTGTCGATAGAGCAATTGAGCTTATCAAGGATCCAGAGATGATTGAGCACAATATTGCAGCTATGCCAGGGATCACAAACGCATCTCTTACTTCTAAGTTGGTAGATAAGTGTGAATCCAGAGCAGACAGTTTGGCAGTCATCGATTTACCAGATGTATATAAGCCACCCCAAGAATTAAAGTGTACCTCTTTCAGTGACAGGTTGGGTACTACACCAGAAGCAGCTGCAAAGGCTCTCAAGGCACGACAGATTAATTCTTCATATGGTGCAACCTATTATCCATGGGTCAAGGTTAGAGATAACGAGAATTCTAGAGACATTTGGGTACCACCTTCAGTTGTAGCTCTCGGGGTTATGGCCTACACAGAGCAGGCAAGCGAAGTTTGGTTTGCACCTGCAGGTTTTAACCGCGGCGGCCTGAATGAGGGTAACGCAGGAATTCCAGTCTTGCAGGCTTCTGAACAACTTCTTTCCAAGCAAAGAGATGCTCTTTACGAGTCAAACATTAACCCAATCGCTTCTTTTGTAACAGAAGGTTTGGTAATTTTCGGACAAAAGACACTTCAATCTACTCCTTCTGCACTTGACAGAATTAACGTACGTAGATTGCTGATCTTTGTAAAGAAGGAGATCTCCAGAATTGCAAATGGTCTTCTTTTTGACCAGAATGTACCAGCTACTTGGAACCGATTTTTAGGTCAGGTTAACCCTTTCTTGCAAAGTGTTAAGACTAGACTTGGTTTATCTGACTTCAAGGTAATCTTGGACAACACAACTACTACACCAGATTTGGTTGATAGAAATGTGATGTATGCTAAGATCTTCTTAAAGCCAGCACGAGCTATTGAGTTTATCGCAGTTGATTTTGTTATAACAAATACAGGAGCTTCTTTTGACGATTAGGTTAAAAAAGCATCTTGACTAATATATACTTATAGGAGATACTAAATAATGAGTTTTTGGAACCAAGCAAGCATAGAGCCTAAAAGACAGTTTAGGTGGTTGCTTTACATTGCGGGTATGCCCCAATTTATTGTGAAGGATGTAAAGAAGCCTTCTTTTACTGTCGCGTCGACACCACATGATTTTATAAATTATAAATTTCACTACCCGGGAAGAGTAGAGTGGCAAGACATTACTGTTACAATTGTGGACCCAGTACAACCTGACTCCACAGCTAGCCTGGTAAACATACTAGAAGCCGCGGGATACGTCCTGCCTGACGAGTACACCTCACAGGCAAACGAGCCTAGGACAATCTCAAAGCAGTCTTTCGTAGACGCTATGGGTGGCCAGATACAGTTGGTACAGTTCGGTGCAAACACTGGTGCGCAAGAGGAGAATGTACTTGAGAAATGGACAATCAACAATCCATTCCTTACAAACGTCGACTTCGGAAACTTAAGCTACGCCAGTGACGAGTTGGTCAACATCTCAATGACAATTAAATATGACTGGGCTAACCTAGAGTTACCAGGAAGAACGCCAGGAAAGGTTTGGACATTAAACCCAACCGCGCAGACAATCGAATAAAGAAAAGAGGTATAAATGTCAAGAAATTCGAGAAGGACATCAGTTCCTAAGCCGCAGACCCCCTTGAGGCCTTCGGTGCCCTCGGCGCCTCAAGCGCCACCAAACCCTTTCGGGGTAAGTTTCGTCGTCCCAACAGAAGTAGTGAACTTACCATCGAAGGGAAAATATTATGATCCGCAATCACCCATGTTTAACAAGGAGAGTGTAGAGATAAAACAAATGACCGCAAAACAGGAGGAAATACTTTCTAATTTGGGCTATTTGGAAGACGGAAGCATGATAGAACGGCTGATATCAAGTATATTGATAGATACTAGTATCATTGCATCAGAACTCATGCCTGCAGATCAAAACGCAATTATAATTGCTGCCAGAAGATCCTCTTATGGTAATGAATATGAAGTAGAACAAACATGTCCAAACTGCAAGGGGAATCACATATTCACATTTGACCTAGAGAAGACGTCAATTAAGGAAGATATCCCAGAAGACGTCACAGTACTTGAAGAGTCCGGATATTTCCAGTTTGAGACGCCACAGACAGGATTAAAGACTGTTATTAGAGTCTTGACAGCTGAAGACGAGGCTTATTTAAGGCAACAAAACGAGAAAGCATCAAAGCTAAAAATACAAAACTCAGAAACCATAAATTTTCTAAGAAGAGTAATTGTTAGCGTGAATGGAATAACCGACACAGCTCTTCTGAACGAGTTGTATGAAGTTTTACCAGTTTTAGACATAAGAAAGATAAAGAAAACCTTGAGAGACATCACACCTTCCCTAGACACAAGTCAGGAAGTTGCGTGCAGTGGATGCGGAATAACCACTGAAAGCGAGGTGCCCTTTTCATTGGGCTTCTTTTGGCCTGACCTCTGATTACGTCCAGGAAGTTACGTATGAAGAGATAGTGTTCTTACAACACTATGGCCACTTTACTTTCACAGAAGCTTACAACCTACCGATCGGCCTTAGGTCGTGGTTCGTCGAAAAGAACATGACTCTTCTAGAAGAAAGAAGTAAGACGGACTAAAAACGTCTGCAGCGTCATATTTACTACATATCATAAACCACGAGGAACCCTTCAATGGTAGAGAAAGTAACGGTCCCCAAGAAAGAATGGCTAGAGATGAAAGCCACGATAAAAAAACTTCAGTCTAAGGTCACTGAGGTTACTAAGTCTAGTTCTGCAGAAGGTTTCAAAATAGGCGGTGGCTTTTTCGATATTCTTGAAGAGGGAGCCCAGATTTATGATTTAAGAAAAGAGTCGATTAAGAGTTCCGGACTTCTCCTGGATGCGTTAGCCGGCCCTGCAGGTTTTGTTTCTAAATTTGCGCAATTAGCAGAATCTGACGTCTCAATTTTCGGTTCAATAAAACCAACGATCCAGGCATTTGAAGATTTGGGCAAGGCTACCACTTCCTTTGCAATGACGTCAGAGGAGATGCAGACAAAACTGGGAACCACGTTAGCTGTCTTTAAGGAGCTTGGGGTAGATGTCCAAGACTTTTCAGCAGTGTTGGATTCAGCGAGATTAGGTTTCGGCATGGCAGCCGTAGATGCAGAGAAGCTAGCAAGATCAGTTGGAAACATCGGCCTCGCTACTGGTGTGGGAATGGGCAAAGCAATGAAGAACTTCTCCACGGCCCAATCAAGCATGGCCTATGATTCAAAAAAGTTGATGGAAAACTTCAAGCAACTTCAATTCACAGCTGCAACCACAGGTGTTAGTTTCGACAAGTTAACAAGCGCATTTGGTGACTCCATGGACACATTTGAAGGATCAGCGGGCAAAGCCGGAAGTCTAAATGCAATACTTGGACGTTCAATTTTCAACTCTATAGATCTTTTAGGTAAGACAGAGGGCGAACGCGTCTCGACAATTGTAGAAGGAATAAGAAAAAGTGTAGATGTAAACGCGCTTTCTAAAAATAAGTTCCAACTCAAGGCAGTAGCAGAAGGTTTAGGTCTAAGTGTGGATGACACGAGAAAACTACTAACAGGTCAAACTTCGGTAGATGCAGTTTTAGCAGGTAAAACACCAAAAGACCACAGAGAAAAAGCAATCAGCAAAATGACAGAACTCTTGAGAGATGGAACAAATCCTGAAATTGAGAAGTTTGTAGATGCTTTGAAGAAGGGTAGAACAGAGCTAGTTAATACTGGCGCAGAACTCAACGCAAAACAGAGAGAATTTTTCCGAAAAATTATTCAAACCGCGACTGCTGGCTTCACTGATGACGCGTCATCTGCGATTACAGCAAACACTCCAGCAGAGTTGTTTACTTATCTAGAAGGAGCAGTTCAATCAATAAGGAAAAACTTATCAGTTGAAAAATTCACTGAACTCCAGACGGACATGCGCCGCGGCGCCGCAGACTTGTTGAGCGCTCGCACGAGGGAACAACAAGAAGCTGCCGTCAAGGCGATTTTCGACAGACTCTCCATCGCACGCCGAAACGACCAAGCAGCCGGCCAAGTCAGATACACGCACAGCTCTCAAGCGCGCACTGCCAAGGGTGAAAAAACCTTCACACAAGAGGCTATAGCCAAAGCCAGCGAAAAAGGCTCGGAACTGATGGCCGGTTTAGTAGACAAGATGAATGTCGTGCTCAGCGGCGCAGTCAAGTTCGTGGTCGGTGAACACGAATTCGATGCATATATCGTGGACAAAGTTAAAAGCATGCCTGCAGGCAAAAAATAACAAGGAGGTTAATTGATGATATCATTTCATGACATAGCAAAAGGTAGCGACCATATGGTCAAGTTCCTGCATGTGGCAACAGGAAAGAAAGTAGAGTTCCCAGCATTTATAACTGACTATTCAGATTCTTTTTCGGTTGCTTGGGGCACGGAAAATGTTTTCGGCCGTATGGATCCAATAAAACCATATCAAGGTACAACGAGAACGATTAGTTTAGGTTTCGATGTTGTGGCGCCCTCACTGGAACAAGCAAAGAAGAACATGGACAACTACAGTACACTAGTCCAGATGATGTATCCTGTATATAACAAGCCTCTCTCTGGGGGATTCGAAGGGAAGGGTAGGACAATAAAGGCACCACCAATACTGAGGATACAGTTTATGAATCTGGTAAAGAACAACTCTGCAAGCACTCTAGAAGAGGGTCTGTTGGGATGTATCAGTGGCTTCACGTTTAATCCAAACAGAGAAGCCGGCTTTTTCGATCAAAACAATGAACTTTTACCAAAACACTTTAACATATCGTTCAAGTTCGATCCTCAACATGAAGCAACATTGGGGTTTGATGAGGAAACATTTATAAACCAGGGCTTTCCACATAACAGGCCCGCCAATGCTCCAAGTTCAGATAATTCAACATCAGGTACATCAGAAGTGAATACAAAAGTGGCACAAGACATGTTGCGAAACTTGAGCAAGTCGATGAGGGGACAATAAAATGACAGATAGAAACGAAAAGAGAGAGATCTTCTTGAACGATCATGAATTTTACAAGAAGAAATTGCGAGACCGCGGTGTACCGTTTTTTCGCCACTACTCTAAGATGAAAATATCACATATCACCCCGGATGATATGGATAACCTAAACATTTTAGACCACATTTACAAAACAGGCGATAGTTTAAGTAAGTTGGCATTTCAGTATTATGGCGATACTCGCCATTGGTGGGTGTTAGCAGCTTTCAACAAAAAACCAATTGACAATTTGATAAAAATAGGAGATACTATACACATTCCATTACCGCTGAATGAAGTTGTGTATTTATTAGGTAGAGATGACTGATAAAAAAGATAGATCCTTTAACGAGCAGGCCTATGTGATGTGGCATGAGTTCGTCCGCGGAAAACCAAACACTAAGAGCAATTTAGCAAAAGGTAAGTCCAGTAAAAGCGGAATCACACTTCATAAGATAAAAGGAAATTATGAACCTTCTAACTTCATATCTAAAACGCTTAACAAAAAGAACAAGCTGAGTACATATAAGAGTCTTTTAGATCTTGAGACTCACAAACTGTCTTCTCTGGTTCCGGAAGTGAAATTGTCTAAGATTGTAGACAACAAATACACACCTTTCTATTTTCCCGTCGCGGCAGAGAATGCAACAATAACATCTCTTCTACAACCCGGGTCTTCTCTTGGAGGCACAGGCATCCGAAGCTTCGGGGTTGAGTTTGTCGGAAAAGATTTCTTCACGAGAGATAAAACGATAAAATGTAGTTTGTCTATATTCGTAGACTCCTTGGAGAACGTTTTTAAGGATCCTCCTACTGGCTATGCACCACTTGCGGAGTTGTTTACTATATCGAGAAAAAGACATGTGTCCCTTAGAGAGGGATTATCAAAAGAAGTCTCAAGTGATCAGATTAACAAGGCGTCGTCTCATGAAATCGCCGCAAATTTGGCATATTCGATCGACAACTCTTCAGGCATTTTCAGCAACCGAGAAAAACAGGCAATCCAAAACACTTCTCTATCAATAAGGATGACATATACTGGACACAACATATCTATTAGTCAAGATGGCACAGCGACTATAGACGTCACCTTCATCGGCCGACTGTCAGGAGTCTTAGATGATCCGATGTACAATATTCTGTCTGACTCCGCTCAAATAATCGCTCTCGGAGACATACAGAAGATGAAAGATCAAGAGAGAGAATCGCAGAGTCCTGATTCGACTAAAGTCAAGGAAGAACTAGCAAAGCTAGATGCCAAAATCAGAAAAAGCGTACGAGGTATTTTTAAAAAACACATTCAAATGCTCCGCGAAGACGGGAAAATACACAGCCTTACGGTTAAGCAAAAAGATTTTGATGAGTACGCTGCTTTCTTTGATGGGTCCACGGAAGAGTCAACCAAAAAGGTAAAGAACCAGACACCAAAGCCAGAAAAGAAGACTGCCACCAAGCCGGCTTCGGGACCAAGCAGCGAATCACCAGATCCGAAAAAACCCGAAAACATCGATCGCAAATCCATCACAGTGGAATATGTCCACGCAGGAGATTTTGTCCAAGCGATCATCGCAGGAACAAAAAAATCACTAGAGGAGTCTATAGCTGAGATCTCTGAAAGAGTACAGTCATCTAAACTTGCCCCGGGAAAAGCAAAAGCTATTGAGGAGCCAATAAAAAAAGCACTGGAACAACTTAAAACGTTCAAAGTTCTGTTTGGTCAGATGCCCATAGTTTCCAGTGATAGAAAATATATTATGATCAACCTGGCTGACATCCCGGTCTCAATGAAGGTTGTGAGTGAATATATTTTCGAAAACATAGAACAAAAACATGTTGCACGACTCAGTTTGAACACTTTTCTAGACGACTTTGTGGGGAAGGTGCTTCCCGCGGCGTTGACCAAACACTTGTATAAGGATGCACCAAAGTTGCCATCCCGCATGGAGGTCAAGTCGATCAACGTCACTGCACCAAACAGTAAAAAGCTAGCAAAATCCTCAAACGACGTAAACATTAAAGACCTTCCAGACTTCCTAAAGAGTGTCAACGCGAACAGGAAAAAGGAGGATGATGCAGACTACATGATTGTCTATACAGATATATCAGAGAAGTCCAGTGCAGGTCTAAGGGGTAAGGAAGATCAGGATACCAGTAACGGCGTCTATCACTTTAACTTATCTAAGGACAGGGGGATGGTTAAATCCATAAGCTTTGCTCAAAACACTATAAAGTATCGTAAAGAAGCATTGATGCTGGAATCTGTATCGCTGTATGATGAGTTGAAGCTTCCATATAACGCAAACATTGAGATGTTTGGTAACGGCCTTTTCCTTCCGGGTTCGATGATATATATAAATCCTTCTAGTCTAGGCCTCGGTGACCCAAGAAACAAGAGGTCTGCAGCAGCACGCCTGGGTATCGGAGGGTACTATGTTGTTATATCCGTTAGCACAACCTTTAATGGAGGAAAGTTGACAACCACGCTCACCACCCAGCATCATGATTGGGCTAGCGAAGACTCTCGTATTTCCACAGCAGAGGAATTGAGCGATACGGGTATATTCGAGAAGGCAAAGAGGAAGGTTGAAAGGCGAACCGGACATAAATCACCGATAGAGAGGTTGTTCTAATGGCTTTTAATTTTAAAGGAGGGGATTCTCAAAATTTTAGAGAATCCTTTAAGGATAGAAAGGAATATAAAGAGAATGCAAAATTAGAAGGAGTTCTTTTCCTGGATACTTGGTATCAGTATTCAAATTATGGACTACTAAATGCAAATTTCGAACCGGTGGTTCTGAACAACGATGAACTCAACGGTAATTTGACAGAGTTTGGGGACTACACAGAACCCGGGCTAGCTGCAGCCTCTTTTGTCACGCGCGCATTTCAGAACTTTAGGGAGTACTATGTGGCGAAAACGCAACTTGCAAGGTTGGATTTCCCCCAGTTCATCCAAACCGCTGTTCCAAAGTATGCTCATGACGACTTTGACACCGTATATAACGCCTACATTATGGGTATGATTAACACCTATGCAGACTTGGTACAAGAGGACATGAGCAGTTTTGAGGACTTTAATTCACTGTTGTTTAATCTGATAGAATCCAACATAGAGAAGTTTCCAATAACTCGAAGTGGGTTCCTACTATCTTCAGAATGCCCAATCTCGGTCTCGGGGCTCACCATTGAACTTGCAGAATTGCAATACTACTCAGACGCTGAAAAGTCTCAGCTATTCAATTCACACGAATTTAAGTGTTTTGCTGAACTCGCCACATCAATGGGGTTTTATTTGGACAAGAACGCACCTTGGAGACTAATCGCAAACCTAGAATCCCCCGTCATGAAAGGATACATTTCAGACTATCAACCAAATACCACTACGGAGAATGTTTTGAATAAGACGTTTAGACAAAAAACACATTATGAAGACATATCGAGTGTTTATTATTTTTATGCAAGCGTTTTGTCGACGATATATAATCGCCTCGACATACAGGCAGCGCCATCCTTCAATCAAGAATTTTTGATTTCTGAAACCTTGAAAATAAGAATGCTTGAGACAGGAATAGATATGAAGAAGTTTCCGACACTAAACAGGCAAGTTATTGATTTACACAGAGTCTATGCACCACGTTTTCCAGAGAACCCTCTAAAGCAAGCATCCGGAAAGATCGGAAAAATTTGTTCTGAAAAATTAAAAGAAATTTATCTTGCAAAATCCCAAATAAACAGTTATGATAAGACGACACTAAAGGATTATCGTTGATTTTACAGACATTAGATATAAAAGATAACTGCAAAGGCATTTTTCACAGAGGCACGTTTCTATTCGATGGTGCCGAAGAGACAGCCAACCGATATTTTCTTGCTTGGAAGCATTCGCCCATGCTAGAGGACGAGAATTTTCGATATCTTTTCCTTTCTTTAAAGGACGAAGACCTCTCATCTTACTCTACAGACCCTGAGCTATATGAGGAGTGTAAAAAGAAGATGTTGGCCCACGCCAAAGCCGCAACTGCAGCAAAGATAGACCTGACAGAGGAGTGTTTCTTTGATTTGCTTCCCGAACATCAATTAACAAAGTGGTTCAAAATGAGAGAGCAGGCACTACACTCTCTCCATAAAGCTACCAAACGCGAAGACGATTATGATATTCTGCATAAGGCACATGTCCTGACATCTGAGATTGCGCGCCAAGACCTGATGTTCGAGGGCAAGAAAGGTCGAATACAATACAACATCTTTGGCTCGGCAACGGGAAGACTAACCACCAAGAAGGGTTCAGTACCTATTATGACTCTAAAGAAGGAGGATAGGCATAAAATCACCCCTCAGAATGATGCTTTCGTGGAGCTAGATCTAAACGCAGCAGAGGTAAGAACGCTGATGGCCCTGTCAGGCCGAGAACAGCCCCCAGGTGACATTCATGAGTGGGTCGTGGAGAATGTGTTCAATGGCGAGATAGAACGGTCAAAAGCGAAGGTAGAATTGTTTGCGTGGCTGTATAATCCTTCGAACTCCAAAAGTCGATTCGACCAAATTTTTTCGCGGACAATTTTCCGAGATTTTTTTGCCCCTGAGGAAGAAGTGCTTACAACGCCATTTGGACGAAGACTTGCCGTGGATGAAAGAAAAGCACAGAATTACTTGCTTCAATCGACGACATCTGATATAGTTATACAAAACGCATACAAGATTATGAAGATGCTAAAGGGCAAAAAGTCCAAAATAGCGTTTACACTGCACGATTCGATTATCCTTGACATGGATAAAAAAGATGCTATAATGTTAAGAGATATAAAGGAGCAATTCGAGGAAACACCCTGGGGCCCCTTTAAGAGTACATGTAAAATCGGCAAAACATTCGGCCACCTAAAGGATTTAGTGATTTGAAGACAATATTGGGTATAGGCATGGCAGGCAGCAACGTTGTAAGGCAGCTTGGCGAGCATAAAGCATACAAACCATATACGATTTGTACAGAAAACCAGAAAACAACGAAATACCACTTCAACCTACCCGAACTCGAAGGACCAGAAGAGTACGAGGCAATGGATATGAAGAAATTAGATAAATGGCTCGGTACAATCGAAAAGAGCTGCACAATATTTCTTTGTGGAGCATCGAATTCATCAGGTTTGACTTTACGAGCACTGCAATCACTTCACCAGAGGGGTGTAAAAATGGATGTTGTATATTTCATGCCTGAAATTGAGGTTCTCTCAGAGGAGAAGACACTCAATGAGAGGGCGGTAAGGGGTATATTACAAAACTATGCTCGAAGTGGTTTGTTTGAGAAAATTTGCCTCGTATCCAACCTTCGGTTGGAGGAAATTGCCGGCTCAACGAATGTGTTTGATTATTATGATCAAATAAACCGAGTATTTACAAGCACTTACTATATGCTGGATGTGTTCAAAAACACGAAACCGATTACATCCACATTCAAACGCCCAAAAGAATCCTGCCGTATTACCACTATTGGCTTGGGATCACTAGAGAATGACGATTTAATGTTTTTTCCTTGCAATCAAGAGGTGGAGGTGGTATACTATTATGGTATCAACGAAGAAAAGTTAAAGACGGAAGAGAACTTGTTTAGAACAATCACAAACAAAGTAAAATCAAGAATTACAGATGAAACGAAGGTTTCTTTTGGGAT